CCATATGCAATATAAGAATTAATATTTTTTCCATCAGTATTTAATAATACTTGGAAATCTACTATTGGTGACAGTATGTTGTTTATTTCTATTTCCAACTTCGGTAATACCTCAGATATTAGTTGATATGGAATTCCATCTCTTCTAACACATTTAAGGTAATATTCGTATCCATCATATTTGATTTCCATTTCACGAAGTTTTTCAATAGATTCGTTTACTTGTTGTATAGATTTTTCTGCTAATTTAATATCAGAGTTAATCGACATCACCTCTTCGTTAACCTCGGATATTTTATCTTTTAAAGTTTCTCGTGTGTCTTTAAAAGAATTTATTCTTTCATTGACCAGCTTGTTGTGCTCAACTGCTTGTTGCTGCTCATCTGCTTTTTTGATTAATCCATTTAATGAGTTAATCTCTGATTTGTATCCATCTACTAACTTGATACATTCATCATAAATCTTAGTCGCATCTAACCATTCTTTATCTAATAGACGAGATTCATCTGTTAAGGTTTCATAATCTTGTAATTCATTCTTAACATCATATTGTGACCTTTCGTCTAATATCTTAATCTTTTCTTTAATTAGTTTTTCAAACTTAGTATTTTGTACCTTGATATCTTTTTGTAATTGTTCTGTTTGTTTTACAATTGGTGTATTTTTATTCTGTACACAATGGTCACAATTATCATCAAAGGTTAATTGACCAATACCTTCTAAGTGAGACCTCATATGCTTTAGGTCTAATTCAATAGTCTGAGATTCTTGTTCTAACTTATTATACTTTGTATCTAATCTATTGTACTTAGTATTTTTCTTTTTAAGTTCTTTGATGTTTAACTTAGATAGTTTAGATTCAACATCTTTTTGTTTCACTTCAATATCATTGATTTGTAATTTATTAAAATCACATTCTGAGCTTTGGTTATCTAAAAGAATCTGAATCTCTTTTAACTTAGATTGTAAAGTTTCTTTATCACCGATATCTTCTACTGGTTTTAAAGTTCTTACTTCATACTCCATTTTCATAATAGTATTATCTAACTTTAAATCAAGTTCATCTTTTCTTTCTTGTAGTTCATCTAAAGAACCTGTGATTGATGTTAGTGATTGTTCTGCTTCAATCAATTGACTTGGAAAGTCTTCTTTCTTGTATTCTCTAAGTAGTGTGTTTAGTTCTCTAATCTCTTCACTTGCTATCGCCCATAAATCTTCAAATATATCCATATCTAAAAATTGTGCTAATAATTCTTTTCTTTCCTTTTGAGATTTTTCTATGAATCCACTACTATTAGATTGTGTTGACATGGCAGTTAAAACAAAGTCTTCATATGTTCCAATATATTCACGAATGATTGCATTAGTCTCTCTTCGTTGTTCACCATTCAATGATTCTTTTTGACCATCAATCATACGATAAAAATCAACATCAACTTTTACAGTTCCTCTCTTTGGACTTTTCTTTGCTTTTCTTTCTATAAAGTAAGATGTGTTGTTTAACTCAAATTCAAACTTACAATCAAAGTTCATTTTAGAATAGTTCATTACATCTTCTGCTCTGATTGTTCTTGAACATTTGTCAAACATACAAAATGATAATGCGTCCCATAAAGTTGACTTACCACTTGCGTTTGGTGCAAAGATTCCATATGCACCTTTCATATTGGTAAAATCAATTACATTGTTAGTTCCATATGAAAACATATTAGAAAACTCAAATCTTTTTGGAATCCATGTTGAGTTAGATAATATATTGTGTTTTCCTAATTTATCATTTATATCATTGTTTATACTTGTAACAACTTCAAGTTGTTCTTTTGTAAGATGTTCTGTTTCTTCTAAATACTCTTGTATTAATTTGTTTTGGAAACCTGTGTCTCTTACATTTTGTAATATGATAGATTGGTGTTCTATATCTCGTTTACGAGTCAATACTTTTTGTACAGTAAGTTCTTGAACTTCTTTTCCTTTTTTTATCTGTGCAATTAATTTATTTAATTGTGATGTTTTTGTATCTTTTACTCGTATTCTAATTCTTGGCTTTTTTGGTATTGGATTATCCGATACTACTTTACCATTTTCAATATCAATAGTAACATATCCATAATCGTTATGAACAGGAACAAACTTACTTTTAAGTGTATTCATATCCCATACTAAAATACCATGAATAGGATACTTTGCTTCACCATGATTTTGAACTATAAGAGAACCTGCGTATTTTATATGAGGTTGTTTCATTACCTCATTATTAGGTTTGTGAATATCACCTAATAAAGCCAAATCATATCCATCGAAGTGAGATACTTTAACATTTTTGTTTTGGATAACAAACCCATGTTCGGTTTCTATATTATCTACTGGTCCATGAAATACTGCAATCCTACCATTGTTTTCTTTAAATCCCTTTGCAGATGGAAATCCTTCTGATTTGTCCCAAATAGATTTATGTACAAATGTATAACCACCGATTCCATATCCACCTGTATCTTTTAGGTAATATATATTCTTATGGTCCAATGCTGATATGATTGGACTCAGTGCGTCAAGTCTTGATGTGTTATTTAGATTTGCGTCATGATTACCAGGTATTACAATAGTTGGTAATAGGTCTGCTAACTTACAGAAAAACTCTTGTGTTAGGTCAACCACTTCGGGTGACATATCTGTCTTTGCGTGTACAATATCACCTGCAATATAGATAACATCATTCTTACCCATTGTAGATAATATGTGTCCATACAATTGTGAGAACACTTCACGATACTCTTTGTGTCTTTTAAGATTTCTGATGTGGACATCGGCGATATGATATATTTTATCAATCTTCTCGACACCGATGTCGATATATTTTATTTTTCTCATGCACTAAATAGCTGATACTCCATTAACTTTCTCAAGTCTAAGGATTGAGTATCATAGATTTTTTGGTTTATAGTTTCATATCCCATTTCGGATGGGTCTTTATCACCCAAGTCAACCAAATGCGTATCTATCCCATATGACATAAACTTCTTTGAAAGTCCTATGGCATTAGATAATGCGTCTGAATCTAAACAAATATACAACTTTTTTACTTTATTTGCAATTATTTTCTTTTCTAATTCTGATTGTATTGATTTTCCGAATAATGGTATAGCATTTCTACGAATAGCAATCGCATCAAATGCACCTTCACATAAAACCAATGGTATATCCCAATTTATTAGTAAGTCAAACCCCACAATGTTTTTTGATACCTTTGGATTTTTATGTTTAAATTTACTTTGATAAAACGACCTACCTACAAAAAAGTTAAGTCGTCCTCTCTCATCATAAGATGGAATTATAATTTTATCTTCATATTCTCCTGTTTCACAATATCCTATATTATATTTAACAATATCCTCTGGTCTCAATCCTCGTTTTAACAAATAATTTAATGCGTGTTTGTATTTGAAGGATTTTGATTTTTTATAAAGTGGTTTAAATTCTTTTGGAAGTTCTACTCGTTCTTCTACTGCAACCCCTTGGTAATCAGAACTATAACGATTTATTCTACTGAATATACTATTATATTCGTCCCAAGTTTGTTTTGATACACGAAGTTTCTTAAAAAGGGTTTTTATTGTTCTTCCCTTTTCATCTGATATCCAACAATGCCATGGGTTTTTACCTTCAGAAGTAATCTTTATATTTACTTCTAATTTAGGTTTATAGTGGTCTACGAATGGTGAGTAAAACGCATAGTTATCACCAGATGTTCTCTTGGATTTACCAAGAACGGACTCCAATAATTCGAGTAGTCTATCTTCCATTTAGTATAAAGTTACCTTAATATACAAAATTATTTTGAAAAATCAAAGAAACTTTCCTTTTCTTTTTCATCAATCCATTCTTGAGGTATTTCTTTTTTAGCCCATTTAAACCCATTCTTCTCACACCATTCAGCGTAAGTAGTCTTAGAACCTTTATAGATTTTACCATTTGGTGATTGTAGTACAAACCTTAAATCCATCTCTGGATTTTGTTCTTTTATTAGTAAATGTTTTTTTCTATCTTCAGGCAAGAACCATCCTTTTGATTCTATGAAGATTCCATTTGGTAGTTTAAAATCAGGTTTGTAAGTGTGGTGTGTTGCTGGTATTGTATATGAAACTTCATGTTGTTCATATTCACCATCAATTCCTTGAGATTGTAATTGTTCATCAATTCGTGACTCAAGGCCGGACTTATGTCCTTTTTGTTTTTGGATGTGACTCCAATTGCCTTTTTTATTCATAACTATTCAAAATCTAATCTGACATCAACTGTTACATCAACATCTTGTCGTTTTTTTAGAGGTGACCCCATTTTAGCTATCGCCAATAAATCTCCAGTATCGTTGTAAAGTCCGATAGAAGTAATGTATGGTCTAAAGTCTGAACCTGTAACAAATGGTATTAAATCATTTGAGTATTCATTGTCCCCTAATCTTAATGTATTATTTTGAGATACATTAAATTCACTCCTACCTATTTCACATAAGAAAGATTGTTGTTCTATTTTTTTACTTGACTTGTATGT